AATCCCATCATAAGTACGCCAGTTCCAAGATTTCTTAGCGGAAGCGATTTTGCCTGCATAGATGACGTAAGCAATTCGTTTCTCACCTGACTTGGCGCATAGGCGTATTTGGTCGGCAAGATAAGCACCTGTGCTGGGGCGTGAGTCGAAGTCCTTATCCACATCAATAGCCCTGACGTAGCCGTTAGACGGATCGGGATTGTGGTCACTCGGACGACTGGCGTGAGCGGCATCGCCTATCCAACCATCGGACTTTCTATCGCGATCTGGAAAGGAATCATCAATCTGCTCACGAAGTTGTTGCCCCGCTTTACAGAGTAGAGGCTTCATTTTTAGCAATCATTTCATCATAAGTTGATTTAAGCATTGAAGTAAATTCCCCGTTGCCTCGGTCAATAATGGCTTGTTCTAATTTGAGGCCATCGGGATTAGTAATTTCAATAAAAGATACATTGTCCATTTTCATCTCCTACAATTCTGCCGTAAAGCCTACATACCCACTACCTGCGGCATTTGAGCGAATAGTTAAAACATTTCCTGAAGTTAACCCTGTAGATACACTAATCACTTCACAGATTTGTGTATTGCCATTGTTAATAGATAAAGATGAAATCGTTGACTGCCCACCAGCAGCGGTAAGTGTTTGGATATTGGCATAATCTACGGCGGACGGTTTTATTCTCATCGTCACAGGTAACTGAAATTGAACAATTGCATTTGTTGTTGAATAAGCAAAGCCAACGCTTGAAAGTGTATCTGTGCTAGATGTTGTATTGCTTGTACTTCTAAAGTAATACCTCTGGCAAGCAGCCAATTCACCACCATAATTAGGAGCAGAGCGACTAAACGAAGTGGCATAACTTCCTAATTCAACTTGCACACCTGTAATTTCATAATAATCAGCAGCACCAGCAGTACCAGTTGGAGCAGCATAAAAATAAACTGCCATTTCTGTCATTGTTGCAGGCAATGTTGCTGTGTAGGTAAATCGTTGCCAAGTTGTTGTAAGAGTTGCGCTTGATGAAATTGTGTCTGCCTGACCTGTATAACCTGCTGTGTAATAGTTTTGGTCTGTCCCTGTACCAGTTGCCAAAATAACACCAAGAAGGCTTGAAGTAGGAGAATAGTTAGCGCCTTTACGAGCATAGAAAGATAAAGTAATTGTCTTGCCAGCCAAAGGAATTGAATTAACACTCTCAAAATTTTGAATAATATTTAATTGAGACGTGCTAGTGGATGCAGCGGTTCTTTGGTAACGCAAGGCATATTGGATATTGGGTAAATTTGTTGTATCACCTGTTGCTACGCGTGTAACTGTTCCTGCTGTTGCGGTTGAACCTTGCCATCTATCGGCAGTATAACCAAGTGCAGGATTAGCAAAAGTTGTACCGCGTTGCCATACATCCATACCACCGTTAATTACTCGATTTTTACCTGCTTGTACGGACAAGGTACTTGTCTGTAGTAGGTTAATTGTTCCGTTAGTGTCATTTATGTCGTTCGAGGAAAACACATCTCCATTCGCATACGAAACTTTAGTTGGGAATCCAACAGCCATTAGCACACCTCTTTCATAGGGTCAATTCTAGTACATAACATCGAGTAAAGCCTCCTGTGTGGTCAAAACTGTCTGCCAAGTGTTAGGTGTTATATCGTGGCCAACCCCTTGACATTGTAAGGTCTTGACAATAGTTGAGCCACCTTGACCATCATTTGTGATTTGCATGGTGTCAAAGTAATCAAGATCGAGAGCTGCAATAACGCCTGCTCCATAAGCCAAAGTCACCAAATCCAAAGTGATTGAATCAATGCGGATAGTGGTCTCCTTGCGACTGGTTACGTAGGCAGTTGCTAGGGCTAGGGCATTGGCATCTGTCTGCATAAGCATCTCTGGTGCAGTAACAGCGTGAGTAAAGTAAGAAGCAATAGAGGTTGCATCTGAATAGTTCTGTGCAGTGCCGCCAATTCTAGTTACGGTGGCCGAGTTCACAATGGTTTTATCGTCAAAAGCAAACTGAATGCCTGAGTAGTTTATATCCGATGAGCCAGTTACATTTGAAAACTTGGTAGAAGAAGCTGATTGAGCATCGACTACATATTGGCGATTCTTAAATACTGCAACGCCTGACTTATCAATATAAAACGCACCTTGTTCTGTAAATTCAGCAGTCTGAACAGCCTGAAGAACTGAACGTGTACTCCCTGGATCAACTTGGCAAGTTGTGTTACCAGTCTGAATTGAACGCTGAGAGTTAGGAAAAGTTACCATATCCAAAATCTTGCCAATACGAGTTCCAGTATCTTGTCCAGCAGTTCCGTTAGTTACGGTTGTTACGTTCGAATTAAAGAATAATCTAAATGCGTCATAACAAATGAAATCAACAAATCCAGTTTCCTGAGATGTTGGGTAAGTGTATTTATACTCTGTGATGTAGCCTGAAAAAATTGGATAGAGCGTTCCTGAATAATTGGCTTGAATCTGAATCTTACGGAGCGGCTGAATGTTGGGGTAGTAGATACTTGACGTGTTTTGAGGATTGAAATTTCCTGTAGGATCATTGACACGTACAACCGCTGTAGCTGAGATGTACTTGTCCTGAAGTAAATTACGCTCTCTACGAGTTGAAATCTTCAATACAGAAGCTGAGACATCAACAATGTTTGGTACAACAGTTCCAAGTTCAGCAAAACCTAATTGACCAGTCCCCAGTATCATTACGGTACCGAATGATGCACCTTGAGTAAGGTTAATTTTAACGATAGGGGTTGCTGGTAATGCCATTAGTACGCCGTTGTGTAGGTGATTGGGGTTCCAGCAGCTTGATTATTGTAAATGCCCTGTGTAATTGCAGATACTAAGTCACGTTCTGTTGTAACAGAACCACTCACATTAACAATAACGGTTGTGCCACCCATTTGACCCATGCGATCTAATGGGATAACTGCTTCTGGTCCTGCTTCACCGATTAAAGCCATTGTTGCCTTATTGACTATTCCACCTGTTGCCATTGTTGCAAAAGCATCATTTTTATTAAGTTTATTAATTAAGGCTTGACCAGTTAAAGTACTTTGATAAACATCTGAACCTAGATTGCCTCCAGCTGTTCCTCCGCCTGTTGCATAAGACCCAGCAGGAGCATTAAAGACGTTGTATCCCCCGCCTGTCATAATTGGGATTTTAGCTAAAGCTGCTAATTGTGCTGCAATAGCTTTTAGTGTATTTAGCCATTCAGCAAATGGGTCTGGAACATCACCCAAAGCAAACATATCACCACGAAGTTGTCCAAGAAGAGTAGCGTCATTTATTACTGATTGAGCAAGTCTGGCAGCACCTTCGATGTTACCTGCATTGATTGCATCTTCTAAGTCCATGATTTCTTGCTTAAGACGAATACGGACTTTATCTTCTTCAGTCTGTTTGCTCATGGCAGCAGCTGCTAATTGAATGCGATCCAAATCAAACAGTTTATTCGCTTGGTTTAAGAATGCAGAAGCCTTATCTAAAACTAATTTCTTTTGGGCTTCAGCTGCTGCTTTCTTAGCATTTTCAAGAATCTTTTGTTGGTTCTTAATGCGAGCATCTTCAATAGCCTTGAGTTCCTTTTGGCGTTTAATTTCAGCTTCATCTGCAAGTTTCTTTTGCGCTATGACATAAAGCTGGGTATCCATATTTGTGCCACCAGTCATGGAGATATTTCCCATGCTGCCAGTGATCCTGTTTTGAATTCTTCCTATACCGCTAACTTTTGCTACATTGAATCCACTTTGAGCCTGTTGCGATGTGGATATAGCAATCCAATCACCAAATTTTGTAATGAGATTTGCAAAGGCTGTTGCTAATGTATCAATCTTGGCTGTGAACTCGTCGATTGATTTGCTTCCGCTAATCTTTACTATTGAATCAAGAAGTGCATAACCAATCTTTTCACTTGCATTGCCGGTAGCAAGTGTGAGTTTATCCATTTGGCCAGAATAAGTATCTAAAGCTTTAGCGCCCGCCCCAGCATAAACTACTGCAATCTTGTCTTGGATTTGCTTGAATGACATCAATTTCAATTCAGAGTCAGTCAATCCAAGATTAAGTTGCTTTAATCCTTTGTAATTACCAACATAGGCTTTTGATAAGATGTCTATAGTTGTAGAAAAATCGACTCCAGAACCTGAAGAAGCATCAAATGCCAGTTGTAAAAGTTCTTGAGACTTTCCTAATGATCGTGTTACCTGAGTCAGCTGAGCAAAACTTGGACGAAGAATGTCATCGGCAATGTTGCTTTGTTTTTCCATTTGACTTATGAAAGATTCGACATCAACCTTGGCATAAGCCAAACCAAGATTATTGAGACTGTTGGCTAAAAGCGCCTGTGATTTCTGATCCTGAGCAGCAGCCTTCATAGAAGCTTGTGCGTAGTTGATTAGTTGCTTGGCAGCAAAAGTAACACCAAATGCAGCAGCTAGATTCTTAGCAGAAGTTCCCATTTTGCTAAGAGCTGTTTCAGCTTGCTTAAATCCTTTGGCATCTAACTTCGAGCCAATGTTAATTTCTATATTGGAAGTTTCTTGAGCCATTAGGCAGCCGCCTTAGTTTCCGCTTTGATTCCCCTGTTAAATGCTGTATATCTTTCAAACTTCTGCTTGGCGTTATCAATAGCTTTCATTGCAGCACCCATCGAGCGACCTTGATTAAGTTCCCAAGCTCGATAGATTAAACGACCAGTTCCTACTTTTGCATGAACCAAAGGTGGCAATGCTCTGATAAAGAACTTGCCTGCATCCTTATTGTATGAATGAGAATATCTGTGACTACTGCTGCCCTTTGGACCAACCCAAGGTTGTCCATCTGGATTCTTGCTTCCAGCAGTTTCATAGATAGCACCCACGCGAGATTTATTCATAATGCGAGCTTGTGATGTAAATCCATTTTTACCAATTTTAGATGCAGATGTTGAGTAAGTAATGCCTTTGATAATGGTGGATGCGTTGTAATGAGGAAATGATGCCTCACTCATTTGACGAGGATTCCAGTTGCGCATCGGGGAAGTAGAAGGAACAAATGAGCGAGCTTGTTTGACAACTGGTTTCATCGCTAATGCAAGCTCTTTACGAAGTTCTTTCTCTAAATCAGGAGTGAACTTACGCATTGCTTTTCGTAGGTCTAAGTTACCTCTTAGCTCTACGATTGGCATTTTCTATCTCCTTGGCTTCATCATTGAGAACCCTTATCAGGCTCTTTAGCATTGCTTCATCTAGTTCTAATAAATGTTGTGGCGCGATCCCGATTCTGACACTTAATTTAGCAATCAGATAGGTGATCGAGTCGCGCCCTAAGCCAAAGGGTCATCATCTAATACCTCAACCGAAGTCAAGGTTTCAATGAATTGCTCTCCGAATGGCTTAACAGTTTCACCCGAACGGCGGATAGATTCCCAAGCCAGGAAAAAAATATCGCTTTGCTTCTGATCTTCAATGAAGGCTTTATGGAAGCCTTTCTTTGCATGAATCTCAAACGCATATTGGATGATCGGAGTGATTTGATACTCTCCAACTGTTCCATCTGCCCTTGTTATTTTTAACTTAGCCATTTTTTGCCCCTTAGTTTAGTTGTTTAGAAAGTTCCTGTTGTTGCAACAGCAACTGTTGAGTTGCAGTTCCATGTAACTGATTGCATTCCAATATCGCCAACTGATCCATTGATGTCTGTTGTTCCATTAACTAGAACTGAGACTGTATAGAGTGGGTTGGTTGCTGATACTGCTGTTCCCTTTTCTTGAAGTAGAACAAGAGTAACAGTTGTTCCCCATGCAGCTTGAAGAGTTGCAAGGACGTTAGCCGAAGCTGTGTCGTTTAGGAAGTCAATAGTCACGGAACTTGATTCTAGGCCTTTTACTGCCTTCACTGAAGAATCGCCCATTGCAGTGACAGAAATTTCGTCAAATTTTCTATTGAGAGTTACAGATTGAACGTGGTCAGAGAGATCGACGGAATTGACCTTCACGCCGACCTTATTGTTTAGAAATATAGCCATTCAGGTTATTCCTCGTCTTTCTTAGTAGTTGCTGGCTTTGGTGCTGCTGGTGCTGTCTGCCCGATTTTCTTCAGGAAGTCAGCGTTTTCTTTTTCCCATTCGGACATTTTAGCTCCAGGTGGTTAGAACGGATAGTTTGAGTTCGCAACTAAGCAGGTCACCAGATGCAACACTAAGGATGCGTGGCTGGCTAACTGCTCCCACATTATACGTCAATGTAGATGCTGCAAGTTTATTGAACACACCCACAAGGGCTTCTTCAATTCCATTGAGGTTACCCTCGTTGTCGAATAAAGGCACCGTGATGACCAAAGAAAAATTGGCAGTAGGTGCGATTGTATTATGCTGATTATTATTTGGTTCTAAATAAGGATCATCTGGTGAAACAATTACAGAGTTTGCAAGAATCGTTGCTGGTGGAAAGGCAAAAACTTGCCACTTAGTATTATCTACTAATGCTGTCGCAATCGTGGTTCTAAGAGTAGTAAGCGCAACTGACATTATCCGACCATCGAGTTAGGACTCAAAGCGTGAGCAATTAAACCTCGAACGCGAGCCATGAGTGTGTTGCCCATGCGATATGGACTTGGAGCAAAGTCTGGGGATACGCCGCCTGTGCTTGATACTTGACGAGCCTGCCAAATATCTACACTGATTTGAAGAGAAGCTTGTTGCACAGCTGCATCGTCTGTCCAAGTTGTATAAGCAGTTGTTGATACAGTTCCATAAGGAGCGATTGGGTGTCTTGATTGAGCTGTGCTGTGACTTGTTGCAACAGTTATTGAATAATCACCCATTGATGTGATTGTCTTTGTTCCATTATAGGAAGTTCCTGAATTCGCTATTGTCACAGATTGCCCTACATAAAATGTGCCTATAACTGGATCATTAAAATAAAGAGTTCCATAACCAACTATGTTGCTATGAGCAACTGTGTACCAAGTTGGAGTCCATAACATTGGAAGCAAAACGGCATCACTAGCATCGCATACTTCTTGAAGAGTAGCGTCAGCGTATAAACTTCCAACGCCAAGTGCGCTTCTAAGTTCTGCAACTGTTGTTAATGACATTCCATTTCCTTTCTAAAGACTGGGAGTGGAGCAAGGGCTGCGCCCCACTCCCAGCGACTTAGTTACTTACTTATCAGGTAAGGTTGAAACGACGAACGCCGCCGCCGTAGATTGGCGCGATTGCGTAGTATCCGTAAAGTGCAACCTGTACTTGACCGTTAGCAAGTGCTTGTACTTGTAGCGTTGTTGTAGGTGCCTCAAACCACTTGAATGCTTCTGGAGAAACAATGAACGCTGACTCATCGATAAGAGTTGTAACTGCCATGTGTGGATCAACCGCTAAGTTAAGACCCAAAACTTGACCAGTGATGCTCTGACCAGATGCGTTACCTGGAGCATTGGAAGGCTGTGCCGCAGTAAATAGAGGGCGATTTGTTGTGTCATCTGCTGAAAGAATTGTCTCCCACCATGCAGTGTTAGCAACAAGATTTGTAGCAAACTTGCCAGATGCTTTGTAAGCTGCTGGAACTTCTTTAGCAATGTATGCCTTTAGTCCTGCGATTGTTGCAGCTTGTGTTGATGCTTGTGTACCAGATGCTGTGAATGCAGCAATAACTGCTCCATCGCAATACTTAGCATAAGCATCGCGGAGCTCGACCATCAAGGCATCCATGAATGCAGGCGAACTTCTGTCGAGGAGTTCCCATGAAATCGTTTGGATTGATGATGCTTTCTTGACATCAACAGTTACATAAGTTGAAGTCATTTCGTCGCCACCAAGTGCGCCGTTTTCAGCTTCGATTGTTACAGAAGGTGCTTGAGAAAGCTTTGGCAATGTGAATGACATTCCAGAAGCTGGTAGTGCGCCTTGTGAAATTGAATCTACTGCTGGGCGACCCTTGATTGTGTTTGTGTAAAACTCATTTAGGTGTGGTGCTAATGTCAAACCAGTATTTGATGCTGTGTCATCTGTAGCGCGAACTAGGCGACGAGCTTCGTCGTCTCCCATTGCTGCCTTGATGTTTGCTTCTAGATACTGACCTGCTGTAAGTGGTGCAACGCGCTCACGCACGGATGTTACAGCAACAGTTGGGCGAGCAGCTTCTACCGCTGCCGCTTCAACTTCTGGTGCTGCAACTGTCTCTGGAGTATTCTCCACAGCTGTCTCGCTTTCTGTTTGTTGGATTTCTTCTACTGCTTCTGGAGTTTCCTCAGCAGCTATTTCGGTGACCATTGCCGATTTGAATGCGGCTTCTGTGACCAAACTGACCTCGAATAATTTAGCTTGTGATACATACATAACACCAGCCTTATTCTTTGCTTTGATTACTTCAACGCCGACTGAAAGACCTGAAACAAGTCCTTCTTCAGCCATGATCAAACTTTGAGTTCCTTTGTCGCTTTTTGATACAGCGAATGTTGCGTAAATTCCATCGTTAGGAATTTCATTAAAAAATGTTGCGCGACCACGTGGGTCTTTCATATTGTGCTGATTTAATAATTTGATTTTCTTAGCATCGGATGGGAGTTCTATGCTTCCATTTTCAAATACAACTCGTCCTGCTGAAGTCGAACCAATTTCTCCAGTTCCAACGGGAACGATTTTCCCAGAAATTGTGCGTTCTTCTAGGTTGGCTGTTAGATCAGCGGAAAAGGTAAGGATTCTATTTTCCATTACATACCATTGCTTCCGTTAGGTGTTAGGTCAGTCATTTCCATCGCTTGTTCAACTGTGATAAGTCCAAGCGAAAGCATCTTTTCGATTACAAGTAAATCATCCATTGGATTGGCACGAAGGAACGATTTGTCTAAATCGAAGCGCACCTCGTTGTTATTGGCCGTCACGTCATTCATGGAGAGCCTGTCCTCAACCGCAGAAATGAAAGGTTGTAAAGTTAGTGAAACGAACTGTTTGCGAGAATCCAATAAATTGCTATATGTCATGCTGTTATTTGCATCTGCGCTGAGATAGAAAGCATCAATGTTGCATAAACGCGCAATTTGTGTTGCATAGTCTTGCTTTGCTTCGTTATACATCATATCTTTAGGCGAGAATGATGTTGGTTGATATGAAAGCGTAGAAGTTAAATATGCAGTTGATCTATTTGCCCTGGCTTGCTTCCAAGCTGCAAGAAGTCCTGAAACTTCTTTAGGATCGAGGTCAGCACCGGAATTGGAGATGTAACCAGTAGGCATTGGAGTTGATGCACTCATTGCACTTGCAATTTCTAAATCAAGTGCGCCGCGCAATACTCTTGCACCAGATGTAAGAATTCCATCATTGAGAGATTGGAAAGTTACAACATCATTATTTGAATAAAAGTTGTTGTCAATTAAATAACCATCAACTTGGTATGAATTATCCATAGAGTATTGTGGAGTAATTCTAGAATTAGGAATCCATTCATAACGAGAAGGTCTTCCATCTTCCTGATACCGTTCTTTTACAATCCACAGAGACCAACCAAAGAAAAGCAAACTGTCAATGGTATAAGCAATCGTAACTGCGCGAGGTTGGTTAAATGCAGGTTGATCCATCCATACTGGCTTTCCAATTTCTTCACCAGTTGATTTGCGATAAAGCTCTAATGGCATTGCAGCAATAGTTCCGCAAATAAGATTTCTTGCTCGAACTACTGAAGGAATCTCTAAAGCCTGAGTTCTGTCAATTTGTGCTACATAGCTGTAGTTGTATGTAGGACTTAAAACTTGAGGGGCATATTGCGCTTGAATAGAAGGTTTGTTGTTTTTAGATTCACCACGCGAAAATATACCCATTTAGACATCTTACCATACTTTGTCTAATTCTTGACAATTTGGGTGTGTTGTGTCTAGGTAACAATCTGTGGTTTAGATTGTGGTTGCATCAATCTTGAAACAATCATTGCAAGGCTGATAGGCGCAACAACTGGGCCAGCACTAGCTTTGCGAATTATGCGCCACTGAGAATCGGTGGATTTCGCGCCACAGTTGTTCATCTGATCATCCAGGATTTGCTGCCCCGAATGCACAATGTGTCGATTATCGATTGCATCTTTCAAAGTCGAACAAGCTGCGTAAAACTCAGCTCCAACGATGGTTTCAACCATAACACCTGATTTTTGCAATCTATCGGCTACGGCGAGAGTGGAATACCTGTCGTACAAAACTGCCCTCGGTTTGTACAAATCACACCAGCCTTTTATGTCAGCCGCAATTCTCAATTCATCTACAGATATTTGTGATTCCCATGTTTGAACTAAAGCAACACCAATTCTTCCATCTGGCAAGATTTGACCTGCCATGAGAGCTGCGTTTCGGCGGCTCATGTCAATATCAAATGCAAACATCGTTAATGGGCCAGGAGACATCTCGATTGAACGATCACAAATATCTTCCCATGAGTTTGGAGTCCAAGGCGAGGATAATGACGAAATCCATTGGCAAAGCGTTTCTGTTCTTGTTGCTTCAACAGTTGAGGTTGCTACGGTTTCCTCAATCGCTTCTTCTGATATGAGATAACCAAGACTGGGATTTGCCATAGCCCAAGCTTTACGATCCCAAATATCACAAAAGGCTGGAGCACTATATTCATAGAAGCCAAGTGATTTAGGTGGATGGTTCAAACATTGCGAATGAAGATCATTCAGCACTTTTGAGAAAGCATCGCCAGCATTGCTAGTAAAAATGCGCTGAGAGTTAGAACGAGTCAATGTAACGCTCTTTGAAGCATCCATCGCTACTTCTGATACTTCTCGAAGCTCATCAATCCATAGAAGGTCAGCTGAACGACCACGCGCTCCATCGGATGTAGCTGCTACAACTTCTACTTGCGCACCTGATTCTAAGATAATACGTTCTTGGCCATTGGTTCTATAAACGCCTTTCTTAACACTGCCGCCTTTTAACTGAATACGAAGAAACTCGTTGCGTTCGATAATATCGACCATGATGTTAAATGACTTTAACGCCATTGCTCGATTAGAGGACATAATCAATATGTCTTTTTCGCCAAAGCAGAATAAACCCGCTAAAACACGCATTCGTGCAAGATGTGACTTTCCGGACTGCCTAGCGATTAGAAGAAGAATTGAGCGCCTAATATAATTGTTGTTTTTGTCCATAGTTAAAATATCTCGCAAGATTAGTTCTTGCCATTTTAATAATGGCTGACCAATCTGCTCAGCAAACTTAATTACTTCTTCAACGCGAGAATTTCCTTTGAGCCAAGGACTGTGAAGCCTTGGTTTCAAATCCCCTACAAGCTTCTTTTTAGATTTGGGTGCGGTTGTCATAAATTAAATTTAGGCTGACCAGACATCGGACCAGCTTGGACTGTGCTGGTGGTTTTCGGGTATAAATTGGCAGA